GTGCCATCACGGACTAGCTTGCGTAGATAGTCGCCCGGGCAAGAGGTGGAAACAAAATCGCTGTGGCACTTAATACGCTTACTGACTCCCTTGGAGAAAAGCCAGTCGCGGACGTCTCGCCACGCCNGAAGATGGTCTTCACCGGGCTTCTCACTACCGCCGATCATGAAAGTCACACTGTAATAGGTGGTGTTACCGCCCGGCTGAGCGGCCTGGGTCTTATTNAGGCCTCGGCCCTCGAAAACATACCCGTGAGGGCAAACACCAAAAGAATAACCAATGTCCGCCCAACCATTACTGTTGACGTGGTAGGATCGGGTGTTCTTCCAGTAGGTGACACATTTGCTGTGGGAAGCCGATTTGCTAAGACCGGTAGCTGGGCCGTTGTAGTGGACGACGATACCGGACTTGGGGTTAGCGTAAGCTGCGGGGCTGGCACCCCACCCTAGATCTTTTCTGCTGACAAATTTCAACTGTCTTCCTCCCGTAGAAAAGACGGCATGACTGCTGTTGTTTCTGGTGTGATTCCGTGGGATCGCAGCTGGTACTCGTAGTCGGCCGCCATGCTTCGGTAATAGTCGATTAGTGCCTGCATTCGCCCGACCTGTAATGCCAGCTCCTGTCTCCACCTGGCTAGGTCTTCCATGTGTTGGTCTCTGATTTTCGCGTACCCTCGAAAGCCTTGCCAAAGAGCCCCAACAATCCCGCCACCGCCGGCGGTGAACAGAATCCCCGCCACGGCCAAAATAGTGTCTACATTGACGGGAACCACCCCCCGTTGTTAAGCGACGTCGTATACACCTTGGAAAGCGATCCAGTTACCGGCCTCGTTGAGAAGACACGTTCCCGGGCTTTCCCTACCCATAAGGTCCAACTCCCACGGGTGGGCGTCATTATCGAGCGGGTCAGGGAAATAAAAAACCCCGTAGCCTGCACCGGTAAGACCAAACTCGCCCATAGTAATATTCACATGATTTCCTCCCCTGGCAGTGCCGTGCTGTACTGCCAGCATGGCGTTACGGACACCTCCCCTGTCTCGCACCGGAAGATAAACCCGAACATCTTCACCGTTTACCGTCACCCTCTTAGTGGCGGTAATTTGCACCGAAACCCAAACCAGTTTGTCCGTGAGATACATGTACCGGCCGACGGCGGTATATCCGGACGTCAACCCGGTAACCCGAGGAGTGAACGATTCCGCAGGGCCAACCTGAGCAATAGGGGCAGCAGCCCCCCGCTGTCCGTCCCACACTGCCAGCCGTCGAAGATCAGACTGCCACATCAACTGTCCATCAGGGATATGGTTAGGGAGTTTTGTCGAATTGACGATAATCTGGTTCCCGTTGATGTAAGTTCTAACATCTTCGATGCTCTTAATTTCGGGGGCGTACCCGACGACCGTGACATTATCCTCGCCATAAACGGGATTGCCGGATACCGACCGTACGCGGGCAAGGGGAAGATCCCATAGCCCAGGGGTGCCGGTTACCGAGTCCCACAGCTGGTAGTGAGGAGGAGCGGCAGCACTACCTGGCGTAGACTCGGTGCCCGTCCTCACCCTAATCTCAATAAGAGACCCGGGGCTAATAGGCTGGGTGGCGTCCACGGTCACAGCCACATAGTCGATACGCTCCCTATCAGGGGAAGTAAAATTAGGAATGTTGACAATAGTGTTGCTGTTTAGCCGGTAATGGTATCCGGCGATTTTAGCTCTTCCCGGGGAAACGGTGACCGAGCTCGAATCCCGCTGGGTCACGTTGAGCGGATTCGACTCGTACAGTGGGGACGGCATTCTCACACCGCTTCGGAAACTCCAATCGGATGCCATGTCCCCCCAGTCCCGTTCAGTGACTGTACTCCCATCACCGGCCGTGAAGGGGTAGTATCTAGAATCTTCAGCCATTGTGCCTCTTTCCAATCACATCTAGTCTGCTGGATATCGCGCGGACCTGCTGATAGATCTTCGGCGTTTCAGACGCGTCACCGGTGCCTACGGTCGGAGTGATCGAGAACCTACCCTCCTCCTCCACTAGGTGGACCTCACGCAAAATATCGGTAACCATCTCCCCGTCAATATCGACCTGCACATAGTCGCCGAGGAAATAGTCCCGGCCGAACTTGAAAAACTCGGTGTCGATGACCTCCATTGATAGGGAAGCTACCGGCTTGGACGCCTCATAGAACTCGAGTTTCGCCTGCTTGATCTCAGCTTCGGCTGCCGCTTTCTCATCAGGATCGGTGAGGCTCGCAGGGGCAGGCTGGTCACGCCGGTCTAGGAACTCCTCTTTCCACGTCCCCCACTCGTCTAGAGGCCACACCGGTGCGCTACCTGTGTCGGGATTGAAGTTGGTGGTGGGGAAAAAGTGGATGTTTCTATCCTTGCCTTCCCCGTCGAATGCGAAAAAGGCTCGGTTCGGCCCAGGCTCCTTAATCGTGTATTGGAATCTGATAAGGTTTCCTAGCTCCGGTGAGAAAGTGTTTTCTGGAGCATTTTCAATATTGGTGGGGTAGAAAACCTTCGGCGTGATCTTCTTAGTCTCAGGATCCCAAACGAACCGGAAACCGCACGGTTTAATNTTCCCATTCTCGTCGACAGCGGTAGCGGCCTTCTCCCTGAAAACCTCCAACATGTTGTCAAACCGCGACTTGAACGATACGACAGGGTATTCGTCTTCATGCGGTAGTCCTCCCGGAACTCCCGGCTCGGTAGTGGTGGGTAGATCGTATCCAGGGAGGGTTCTATATCCCTCGGTTTCCCCGGCACGACGGTAGGTCTTCCCATCCTGCCCCACGTACGTTTCCCCATATTTGAGCATTTCAGAAAGTGGGCCGAATTGTTGGGAAGAAATCTCCAACACCATTCTCCGAAAGGAGTAATCCGTTTGCTGATCGTAGTCCTTGCTGAATCGACCGGTGTATGATCCGCTTCCTGTAGGCCACTCTGGCGTAGGAGTCCAAATGTGATTGGCCAGCACCTGGTTGTCACAATGCCCGATGAAGTCGACCGAACCTGGACCCCGGTTAGAATCGTCCCAATAGCGTTCAATGCTCGTTAGTCGCCCGGAGAGAAGAGGCTCTTCCATGCCCTCATACCAGATGACTACGCCTCGACCGGGTTTTAGAAGCTTTGCCTGATCCGTCCCAGGGATACACCGAATTCGCCACGTGGAAACGTCGTTGAACCGGAGAATGATGTTCAACCGTAGATATTGGTCGATCATTCCGATGCGCTCCCAATATTGGTCGCGCCGCTTAAGAGGATTACCGTCCTCATCGTGAGTGACGAGTTGGGTTACCTCTACGAGAAACCTTCCCATCACGCCCCCAGGAATCTAGGCTCATACTCCATCACAACAACACCTCCCGGCTGAGTGCCTTCGATAGGCCTGATTTCCACGGTGGCTCGACTTTCCCCTACAGGGATAGGCCACAGGTCGCGAGCCTCCAGATACGGCCAAAGGTTCTTTTCCCGAATAAACTGACCGTTCTGAATGACACCCTCATAGACCCATTTACGCCCAGGACGTGTATCGATCCTGATGACTTTAGTGGGGTCGTCTGATTCGTATGAGAGTACGAACGATGATCCTGTGGACACGTTGGACAGGATGATCTGAGATCCCCTGTAGCCGGTTATAGTCCACACAGGCCACGTGTCGTCATCGCCGGAAATTGCTATCAAGGTCTCGGCCGCATTCGGGTAATCGGACGAAATATGCAAGCCGAGAAACGGGCTCGGAGTAATAATGGTCTCTCCGCCCCGAACTCCTCGGCCGTCATAGAAATTGACTGTATTAGGGGACGACCTGTCGAACGTTAGGGTGATTTTGTCCCCATACCAATACGGGTCTTTGGCCCTAAGGACCACACCGTAACGTGTCCACGAGAACCCGCTCGCGTCCTGTTCGTCGCCTTCCAGCCCGGATGCGTAAAAACATCTAATAAACCGGCTAGAACCGTCATGCTCGGTAACCCTTAAAACCCCTTCACCCTTCCTCGGGTTGAATAGGCGGAGGATTCTCCTCTTAAGATCTAGTAGCCGTCTTCGATCCGGTGCCCACAGGAACAGCGGCAGCATGATTTCTCTCGTACTCGCCCTTACACCCCGGAATACTGACCCGTCTAGGGACGGGTATTCCTCTAGCTGCAACTCGTAGGGCGGNGCGTCAAACCCTTTCACCCCCTGCTCGACCACTACCCCAGTATTGTTGCCAGAAATGTCGCCGGTCAGGACCACCGATTCCCCCGTTGCGGAGGTCCAGGTGATCACTGACCGGCTCCAAAACTCCGGTTCTGGGATAGTGGGAATGTCGGGGGTTGGGGTAATCGGTTCAACTACCCCAACCGGAATCGGCATCTATAACCCCCTTACCCGTACATGGTTTCGATGTAGCTGATCTGCCGCCTAATCGTCTCCTCGGTGGGAACGTTAGGAGCAGCGTTAACGGTGAAATTAAACGACTTGTGGGGCAGGCCAAGTTCCTGGAGGATCTCTGCTGTGCGCTGTTTATCGGTCAGCGGGATGATGGCCTCAGGCCCAGCCTCACCGATGACGGCCCTAGTGGGAGCGCGAACGATCCCGCCACGGGCGTAGAATTCGTCATCCACACCGCCGCCTAGGGTCCCAGCTTCGTGGACACCGCTACCCGGCCACGCCGTGACGTTCATGCCCGCAAAAGGCCCTGTAGCGACCTTGATCAGGTTCCAGCGAGGTCGACCATATCCGCGAGCAGTAGACCTGATCTGACGCCGGATACGGTTCGACTCGTTACCACCAATGGTTTGGAAACGGCCATCGGGGAACACTTTTTCAACAATGTTGATGTGCTGCCCGCCGCCACCGTAGGTGGCAATGTCACCAGGACGGATCCCGGAAACACCGAAACGATAGTCGCCAGCCCTAGCAGAAACGTTCTCCCACGTCCTAACAGCAGGCCAACGATTCTGAGGAGTACCTCTAGGNGAATTCCAGTACGCCTTATTAGCACGCGCCTTGTCAACAACCCAAGACACGAAGTCGGCACACCAGGCTTCACCGTTGAATGCGTTAAAACGGTTACGGCTTCCGGAAACGCCGATGCTGTGTTCCTTGCGGGCAACAGCGATCACTTTCGCAGCGTTCCCACCGGAATCGGCGGCTTTATCAACTTGGCCGAGCCACTTAATAGCCCAAGGCTTCCCGGCCCTGACGTCATCTGCCCCAATACTGCCGTATCGGCCAGCGCCAATACTGCGTAGGATCGGTTCAATAACCTCTCGGAAAGCTGCCTTGAACGCGTCAACATAGCCCTTGAACGGTTTGTTCTTATTGGACCGCACCCAAGAGGCTCCGTCAACCACACCACCGGTAGCGTAGCGTCTGATTTCGCCACGAATGGCCGCCCTGTTCCACGCGTTAATAGTGTCCTCGCCGAGTGCCCTAACCACCTCGGGGCGGAGAACAGCCTCACCGGGAGAAAGCATGGCGGGGATTTTGTCCACGCCAGGCTCATACCCGGGAAGAACACCACCAGTGTTCAGATAGACCGGTTTAATAGGGTTCCGAACACCGGCCAGGCTAGCCATTTCGGAAACAATCCCAACAATGCCTTTAGAGTAGGAGGTGTTAACCAGGCCCTTAGTGGCCTTCTTCATAGACGAAATCATTGAAGACCACTTGTTTTTGACATCGTCAGTGGTGCTACTAATGGTCTTCTTGAAAGCGGACATGCGGTCAACGGCCGTCTTGTGAACGTCCCCCAGACCGCTCCTGGTGGACTTCGTTACCTCCGCCATAGAGCGTCTGGTCGCGTCCGTTACCCCCGTCATAGAGCGCCTGGTCGTGTTCTCTACCTCCGACATTGAGCGCCTGGTAGTGTCCGTCACGCTCGTAAGCGACCCCCGGGTCTTGTTCGAGACCTCGTCAGAGCGAGCAGACCAGTCGGAGGCGATCTCCTTGGTGGTGTCTTTATAGACGCGTTCTAGATCCGAAAGTTCCTTGTCGACCTCGGGCACTGGGGATTCCAGCGCAGGACCGCTGAGCACCGTAATGGCCGCGTTAGGATCAGCTTTGGTCTGCCCAACAACACCGCCCGTAGCAAACCGAGGAATGCTGCTCAAACGCCCAACCATGGCTGCCCTGTTCCACGCATTAATCGTGTGCACNCCCAGCCTGCGNACCACCTCGGGCCTGAGGATTCCCTCACCGGGCGACAAGAGAGCAGGAACAGAGTCAACCCCAGGAGCATACCCAGGGATTACACCACCCTCAGCCTTCTTTTCCGGCCCCTTGGCAGGGTCACCAGACCAAAGACCTTTAATGGAATCCCAAGCGTCTCCGATCTTGTTGACAACGGGAGCAACGTATTTGTCGTAAATGTCGGAGACTTTTTTACCAATGGAATCCCACGTGTCAGTCCACCATTTCTTGAAATCACCGAGCTTATCGGTAATCTTGTCGGTAGCCCAACTAATTTTGTCCTGCAGCCACTCGAATATTGGCCCTAGCTTGTCGGCAATCCAGGAAAACGCCTTACTGAGCCACCCGATAAGGGGGACTAGCGCCTTCTCGATCAGCCATCCAATAATGACGGCAACTAGTTTGAGAATCGGGGCGACAAGCGCAAGAATCAGGCCGATAAGCATGGTTACGATTTCGATGATCGGAAGCAGNGCTTCGATCAGTGGCATGAGGGCTAGAAGTAGTTGCCCAAACGCGGGAAGAAGCGGCGATAGTGCTTCAAAAAGTGTTTCGAATAGTGGCCACACGGCCTCCAAAGCCGCTTTAAGAAATTCCCCGATAATCGGAACTAGGGGGGTGATATATTCGAGGATTTGGACGATGATCGGCAATAGGACCTCTAGGGCGGAAAGCAGAGCATCGGCAATGATCGGCACCAGTGGCATCAGCGCCACCAGTATATCCCCGATGATCGGTGCGATCTGCTTAAGAACCTCCCCGAAAAAACTCCCCAATTCCTGGAAAACCGGGGCAAGGGTTTCGAGAAGATCCATGAAGATGGGTGCGAGGGCCTCCATCACGGAAGCAAACTCGGTAGCCAACACTTCGATGACCGGCCCTAGGATTTCTCCTAGTTTCTCCATCACGGGAGTGAACGCAACAATGGCCGGGGTTAGTGCGGTCACAGCCACCGTCAACGCGGGCAGAAACGCTGAGGCGAACGCTTGAGCCAACGGTTCGAGGGCTTTGCCGAGCGCGTCCAGGGCTGGGCCGAGGATTTTCTGTAGGGTCTGAACGGCAGGGCCGAGCAGGGAGTTGATCATGCTTAGGGCCGCACCGATAGCACCAAATGCGCCACGGCCGACCGCCAAAGCACCACGACCAGCAGCCTTGGCACCGGTAGCGATAGCACCGGGGGCAGCTCTGACGGCTTGCACTGCGCCACGGCCAACAGCGGCGGCACCAGAAGCGATGGCACCAGGGGCAGCCTGGATAACCTGGACTGTGCCACGGCCGAAAGCGCTAGTCCTCTACCCGTAGCACGGCCGGCAGCTGCTAGTCCCCTACCCGTAGCGGACGCACCAACCCGAACAGCCTCGCCAGAAAGAGCCGCCATCGCAGGCAGCACACTCATATCCCAGGCCGAAGTCGCCCCCCTCTCCACCCTCCGCTGATTGAGAGAGTTGAGAAGGCTATTAAGGGATCTGCCGACATAGGTTCTTTCAATATCCGCAGAGACCCTGCGCTCAACGAACCCCGATACGGCATCGCCAAATCCGCGAACACCACCACCAGCATCCCGATACCGAGCAACGGCATCGCCGATGTCATCGGTCAACCGGCCGATCCGCTTCCTGATGTTCTCACCGGCATTCTCAAAGCCGCCAATCATCCGTTCAGTGATCGAGAACATAGCCCGATCGACGACTTTTTCGGTCTTCTCTATCGCATTACCGATAGCGTTAAAAGCCTTGGGGGCATTATCAACAAGGTAATTCAAAGACCTCTCGTTCGCTTTTAGGAAACCGTCAAAAAGCTTCGTAGCCCCCTCGACGGACTTACCCACCTTGTCCTTGACGGTCCTGCCCAGCTTGTCCGCTGCCGCAGTGCCTTTCTCCCAACCGCGAACAGCCGAACCACCCATATAGTCAGCGGCAGCCTTCAAACGCTCACGAAGAGTCCGATTACTCTCCGACAAACCATCGGAAGTTTCCCCAGTCTTCGCCATAACCTCATCTAGACGCATCATCTTTTCGATAGTTTCGTCTAGATTCTTAACACTCTCCGGAAGAAGGCGAAGAGCCGAGATAACCGACGCGATAGCGCGCCCAATCATGCCAATGGCGATCATCACGGGGCCGGCAACCGCAGCAATACCTGCGATGGACGTTACAAACCCCTGCGCACCCTCAGACTCGTTAATACGCTCAAGGAAACTATTGAACCCCTCAAGCATTTTGGTTAGCGCAGGAACAATAGCATCCAAGGCGTTGCCGATAAACGGAAGCAGATTCCGGAAAGCCCTCTCAACCTCGTTGAAAAGGGCCACCCACATGGCTGGACGTTCCGGGTTGATAACTTCCATGTCCTGGTTGGTTCCCCGAATAAGGTCACCAAGACCGTTACGGAAAACCTCTAGAGCGTTCTGCCACGCGTAGAGAGGAACATTCTCGGCAAGGTCAGCCGAAATCCCATCGAACTTCTCCATCTCCTCGATGAGAGCAGGGAGAATTTCGGAAGAGATAAGCTTACCTTCCTTACCTAGTTCGCGAAGTTCGGCCTCGCTCTTGCCCGTAGCCTCCGCCATCAAATGCCAGATAGGGATACCGGCGTTGGCGAACTGGTTCATCTCCTGGGCGTGGATTTTACCGATAGCAAGAGACTGGGACAGGGCGATGACGGCTCGGTTCATTTCCTCACCGCCCACGCCGAAAGCCGCGGCCGCATCACCAAGCGCCTTAATCCACCTCGTGGCCTCCTCGGCCTCCAAACCAGCAGCAGTAAGACGCTGCACACCGTTAGCTAGCGCTGGGAACTCATACGCCGTGGACTCGGCAAAATCACGCAGTTCAGCTAGCTGCTCGGTAACAATTTTGGTTGCCTTCGACATCCCCTCTGTCGTAGCCACAACCCGAGTAAGCGCAATCTGGGCACGGTCCAGCTCCGCACCCACCTGCACCCCCCAAGCCGCCACCACGGACAGGGACGCGGCGATAGGAGCAGTCACATAGAAAGACCAGTCCTGGCCAAAACCCTGCAGTCGGTTAGAGAACTGTCGAGTAGACTCCGCCATTTGTTTCAGCTGGGCATTCGTCACATTCCCGAGCCCAAACAGATCCCTCATCGTCAACCGGGCCTGGCTACTGGTTTCGGCGAGATGCCCGTAAACCTCTCTCAGGATTGCCGAGGAGTTCTTTAGTGCACGGTTGGCGTCAGCAGAAACCCTGGCAGTCTCCCTAGAGATTGTGGAGATCTCCCGCATAATCCGGGTAGAGCTCCGCCACGGGGCAACCATGGCTTCCTCATACGCTTGGACCAGACGCCGAGTATTCTTTATCTCAACATTGGCCGCGTTTTGTGCCTGCTTGGCCGCCTCGGCAACAAGCCGCGTCTCACCCCGCAGCTTATTAAACGTCTCAGTTAGGCTCTTCTTCGTTCTCTCAGAAACAGTTGCAGCATGCCGAGAAACCTCGGTGAGGTCCTTCTTCATGGTCTTGACTGCCTCCCGCACCGAGGCCACGCCCTCAGTGGTAGAGACGAAGACCTTTAGCTTCTGTTCCTTAATAGACTTGTTCAGCTCTCTAGCGAAGGCAGCCCCAGCCTTTTGACCAGTAGCTCTAGACTCTTCGATGAGAACCCTACGGATGCCGCCGAACGATTTCTGCAATTGTGCCTCGGCGCTNTTCGTGAAAGCAGCGGTAAACGACCTGCCAGCGTTAGCACCAATTAGAGGCATCCGTCGGTTAACCGAAGCCTGGAAACTACGCCCGGAAACGGCCTCCGCGATGTTCTCAGCAAGAATCTTCCCAACATCAGAACCGATCTTTTTAAAATCAGTCCTGAGACGATTACCCACCGCAGTGGAAACAGCTTTACCGTAGGCCCTACCGGAGTTACCGCCAATCCGGGCAAAATTCCTATTAAGGCTCGATTCCAGCGACTTCATGGCCTTGGCGTTAAGCCTCGGCATGACGTCGATATATCCTGATCCGACCTTAATCGGTTTGGACAAGATCGCACCCCCTTAAGCATTAAAACTGGAGAGAATCAAATATGGCGGCTACTTGCTTGGGGGTAGCAAACTCTTGCTTTTTTACGGGCTTAGCCGCCTTCGGTCTCGTGTCCTCTGAGGAATCCTTTCTACTCCCGTCCCCCGGCCGTCTCACTGGCTTGGGCTGCGGCGGCCTCTGCTTAGAGTTCGCGGAAATGAACAAATAGTTAGACAATGCGAGCTCATCAACCAGAGTCGCCAGAAGATGTTCACTCGTGCCCCACTCTGCCGCCTCATTCACTGCCGAACAAAGGGCCGACCTACCCGGCAAATTCAACAGCCTCTTGATCAGGACACTAAGACGTCTAATGGACATCTTGCCTGTATATAGATTACAAATATCCACGTTGAAGATTTCGAGTAGATCGGCCTCTACCTCATCCGGGTACTCGTAGAGCAAATGGGCGGTTTGAGCTAGTTTCCCAGACTGTCAAGACCAGTAGCCTCGACCACATTGGATAGAAAATCGATGCCCTCACGAATGGTCGGGTTCAGACTACAGAACTTCTTGTACTGCTCATCTCCTAGGGCTAGCCGTAGAAGCTCGGACTCGTCATTCTCCCGAGCCGCCTTAAGAAACGTCCACGGCAGATCCATCGCGTTAGGAACCTCAAACTCCACATCCCGGAGTTTAACCACAGCCTTGCTGCCCTGGGCCTCATTCTTCTGGGCATCAACCTTCTTAGCCCCACCACTTGCCTTAGTAGCCATACCAGTACCCTTTCAAGATAAATACCGTCACTATTTAATTTGGGTGTCGCTTAGCTGCCTAAAAAGACAGCTCGACTGTTGCGGGCGACACCGTTAGGGAGAAGGGACAGAGCCCTCGTCAGCCGACTTCATCAGCACCGTCCCAAGCTTTCCGCCCTCATCCAGCGCCTGGACAGTAACACCAAGCTGCTGCGCGTCCGTCCGAGTGAGCGTAATCGCGTTACGCTCCGAAAGCATGATCCGGGGAAGGATCAGCCTGGTCTTAGTACCAGAAACCAGGGTCGCCGGAGAAGAGGGATCAGACTCGTTGGGGGTTTCAACAAAGTCGCCCCATTCAACGATCAGGACCTGCTCCCGGAGATCCGGAGTGCTTGCCAGGTCCAGGGTCAGAGTGCCGTTAGCCTGCTCAACAAAGTCGGCACCGAAATATAGCGGCACAGTGTTTTCGTCAAACTGCATCATTGTGAAGGCGAGAGTCACCGACGCCGAGGTCACCACGTATTTCACGGGGGTAGCCGACTGGTGAACCGTAACCGGGTTGGTTTCAACGGTCGGAGTTAGTTCAATTCCGTCCTCGGCCGTGTACCCGAGAGGAACAAAAACATCATCGGGAAGAGGAACCATAACGTCACTCATATACGGGGTAACATCGGTGCCCTTCGGCGCCATCCGAATAGTTGCCTTAGGGGCGAACCTGATAGCATCCGCATTCTGATTCAGAGCCAATTCTTATCCTCCTGTTTCGTAATAAAAGAGGGAAAAAGAAAGCAAAAAACGTTGCTCTCCGGAATCCTCGTCTGGGAAATCCTGTGGACCGACAACATGAGAATCTGTAATCACAGCCCCAGGAACAGCCCTCATGGGGACGTTTAAAAGCGCGTTTCTCGCCCGCAAAGCGAGCGCCAAGGCCTCGTCCTTGTATTCCGAGTAACAGTGCGCCACGAACTCGGCAACCTCGAGACGGTGCCTGACCATTCGTCTAACGTCCACTAAAGAAAGCAAAATAAGAGGCTGACCTACTACGTGGCCGACCTTATCCATCCTCACCGGGGCTATATTCTCCTGATCCAGTATTGTTTTAGCGGCAATAAGCGGATCGAAGGGTTCCATCACATTGATGCCCTCCTATCTTCTGGGCGAGCATACCCAAAAACAGCAATCCGTTCCCGGGCACTACCAATACGGCCGGCCGTAGCCTTGCGGTTTTCCGGCTTAGGCGTTACAGGGCCTGCAGGAACCCGTCCTTCAGCCTGGGACTTCAACGCGTTAGTCAAAACGTATCTTCCCGGATGCCAGTTACCGGCACGATCGGTCCACCCAAACTCGACCACCATTTCGTGCCGAGAAGCAACCACTAAACCCAGGTAAATGCCATCATCCGTGTCAATCCACGGTTCAATGTTCTTCGTATAGGCTCGCCCTCGAGTTTTTGGCCCAAACTTCCTAGCGTGAACCACAATACCCCTGAGGACGTCCTCTATCTGCGATTTAAGAGCCGGAGTTTGAGCAGCCCTCATCATCGCATAACCATTCAAACGAACATTAGAGGACGACATTACCGAACCCTTCTCACATAAACCTTCACATATTTGAGACGGAACAGTTCACGGGAAAGAGGTTCACCAACGACTTCCCAGAACTCTCCATCTACTAGGACCCTGTCGCCCTTCTCGAAATCACCGGTGCGGAGATAGATAGTCGCCTCGGTGTCAGCGATCTCGGAATCGATCGGCTGTTCATCGGTCGACCTGTATTGGAGGGATCCCGGCCCTGAGAACACGATCTCGGCGTTATCCCAATCCCTACGCTCCCCGTACCCTGTGGAAACCAGCGGGGCACGGTACGCGGTGATGATCTTGTTGAAGATCAATTGCCCTCACCGCCCCGGGGAACTGACGTCAGCCTGACGGTAGTGAACTTAACCCTGTACCGGTCCAGCACAGTCAAAGACGAAGACGACAGTGAGCCGGCTCCGGTTGAGTACGCATAGGAGACCTGGACGTCCCCGATATTCTCCGAACGAAGACCTGGAGTCGAATTAAAGGCGCTCAACGCCTCCGCTAAAACAACCGCCTTAACATCAGCCGGCACGGGATCAACAAACTGCCTTCTACAATAGGAGGAGACGAGAGCTGACACGTCCTCTATAATCGCCTGCGCCCGCCTCCTCTCCATGTCATCTAGGTCTCTCCCTAGCCGGTCAATAAATTCCTCGACCGTAGCCAGAGACATCCCTACTCCCCTAGTTCGAGCACCGCCGAAGAAGGCTCAACATCGATTCCTTCAAGCGGATCAGTAACCGTAACCGCACACGTCCCGCTAGCGCCCTCATACGAGACGTTGATGGTCGCAGTGCCCTCACCAACAGCCGTAATAAGACCGGTAGCGCTCACAGTCGCCACACTCTCATCGGTGCTGGAGTAGGTCGCAGACTCGGTGACGTCCACAGTCTTCCCACTACCATAATTGGCAGTAACGGTAAGTTGCTGAGTAGCTGCCATTATTTTCCTTCCTAGTATTTATTTTCTTTCCCAGTAGGGGGTGGACGGTCACACCCCTCAGCTTCCCAATTCCAGGGACACCGATTCAGGCGTAACCGTCAGGGCGAATTTGGGTCGTCGTCGCCACCTTCTTCTTCCACGTCNCCGACAACGACGAGCGCCTCAGGCCGGATAACCTTGGTGCCAAAAATGTAAAGGCCTTTAACGGCGTTGGTGAATTTCTTCTCCGGCCGGTAGGCCTCCATCTGGGTCAGCTGTCCAACCATGGTCACAGCCATCGGGTGACCCACCAGCATGTGAATGTTTTCCCCACCAGAGTTCGGGGCACGAACACCGTAACCGCCGGCAACACCAGGCAGATCCGCGTACTGTGCGTCAGTTAGGTGCGAGCCGATGGTGTTGGAAACGATCACAGTCATTCCGGCGACACGGCCGACCTCACCGTTGGCGAGAACGGAACCGGCACCGTACTTGCTGGCGTCAATGAAGTTCTCGTCGGTCAGAAGCTTCGCGTATTCCGCCGGTCCGACGATTAGATAGCGGCCATTCTGCGGAACATTGTTAATGTCGAGAATGGTACGAGCTTCAATAATCTTCTGATAGATCTCGGAACCGGTATCGGGCGGAGTGAGCTGCTTTACCTCACCGTGTAGGGCACCACCGCCGCTGTTCCGGTCAACCCCGAAAATGGCGTCCTTGATGGTCGCAGCAACATGCCGGTCCATGCTCTCAGCGAGAGCACGAGCGTGCTGCTGAGTCAGCGCCTGCATCAGGCTCAGACCCTCCTGAGTCTGCAGCTGGTGCAGGTCGTCGACCTCGAAATGGATAGTCCGAGCCTGGTCAACCCGGACAAGAATACTGTCCAGCTCGGCCCGGTTAGCCGGCCCAATCTCACCGTAAGGGTCATACCCCTCGGAAACTGAAGCAGTGTCCTGGAAGTGCGGGATTCGGACAGTGTCGCCCTGCCGCTGAAACTGGCCCTCATACTGGCGGTTAGAAACCGCACCAGAAGAAAGGATTAGGCTAGCTTCCAGGTCAAGGAAAAGCTGAGAAGTCCAAAGCTCAGGAATGAAA